GCAAGTACGGTAACGTACATTGCAAAATAAGATGCAGCTACCCGTTAATTAACGGCCCTGCGTAGTACCCAACCCAACTGCGGCTACCCTTTTATAGGCCCCGTAAGGAGGAAAAATGACTAAAGAAGTACAAGCTAAAGAAGATGAGAAACTAGGCCCTTATAAAGGCAGCTACAAATCTGATGTGTACAAGGAGGATGAAGTAGTTGACCCGGAAGCTACCCTAGAGGAAGACGCCGAAGACACTAACCAGTTTGACGATGAAACCATTTCCGTTCAGCCCTCTCAGAATAATTCTGAAGTGCAGACGGAGGAGCATGATTACAAAAAACGTTATGATGATTTAAAGAAGCACTACGACTCCAAACTCCATGAGTGGAGGGAGGAAAAGGAACAGCTTGTTTCTCAACCCGTAGAACAAGAAGCGCCAGAATATGACGCCAATATTGAGAACTTTAAAGAAAACTATCCTGACGTATATAATGTAGTTGAAGCAATTACTGCTAAGAATGCTGAAAAAGAACTTGCTGAACTTCGTGAACAAGTTTCGCATCTTTCTCAGAAGGAAGAGCAGCTAAAAGCTAAAAGTGCTTATCAGCAATTGCTGGCCCTGCATCCTGACTTCTCAGAAATTAAAAAGTCTGAAAAGTTTGCCTCTTGGCTTCAGGAGCAGCCACCTAGCCTTTCAGATGGTATCACGAAGAACAAGGAAGATGTTAGATGGGCTTCCCGCGTTCTTGACTTGTACAAGGCCGATACTGGCTCAAACAAAAAAGTAGGCAGACCTCGCAAACAACAGGCTGCAGCAGCAGAAGCCGTAACAAGAACTAAAGGCATTAATGTTGCTACAGACTCGAATGCAAACAAAAAGGTGTGGACTACTTCAGAGATACGTAGACTCAAACCGCATGAATTTGAAAAAGTTGAATCAGAACTGGATCAGGCTCAAGCGGAGGGACGTATCGTTAATAGATAGACTATAAAGAAAGGACTTGAGATATGGCTGTTTCCGTATCAGCCGGTTATGGTAATTTACCTACCGGTAATTTTCAGGCCGAAATCTATAGCCAAAAGGTTCTTAAGTTTTTCCGCCGTGCGTCGGTAGTCGAAGACATTACCAATACTGACTACGCAGGAGAAATTGAGAACTTTGGTGACACGGTTCGGATTATGAAAGAACCTACCGTTACGATTTCCGCATACTCGCGAGGCTCTGTGGTTACGCCGCAGGACTTGGCAGATGACGAAATCCAGTTGACGGTAGATCAGGCACAGGCGTTTGCGTTTAAGGTGGATGACATCGAAGAGCGTCAGTCGCATGTGAACTTTGAGGCGCTTGCCACCTCTTCAGGTGCGTTTTCGCTGAAACGTAACTACGACAAGAACGTACTTCAGGCCATGATTGACAATGCGGGTATCAAGGGTGCTTCTGGCACGGTTGATACCGATTCCAATCTTGGTACTTCAGGTACTCCAGTTACGGTTGCTGGTTCTGATGCTGGTGACGATGTTGTTAACCTAATGGCCCTTATGGCACGTAAGCTCGACGAGCAGGACGTTCCTGAAGAGAACCGTTGGTTTGTAGCACCGCCCCGCGTGTATCAGAACTTGTATGCCGCTGGCGCTAAGATTGTTGAAGTTCAGGTAACGGGTGACGCTAGTTCCCCGCTCCGTAATGGTCTGGTTACGAACCAGAAGATTATGGGCTTCAACCTCTACAAGTCAAATGCACTCCGTCAGTCGGCGGATGCTACGACTACGACCGACATGGTATCGCTTTCCGGTGTTGCTTCTGGTGAGAACATTGTTCTTGCTGGTCACATCTCCGGCATGGCGACTGCCAACTCAATTGCTAAGACAGAAGTTATTCGCGATCCCGATTCGTTCTCGGATGTGGTTCGCGGTCTGCACGTTTATGGCCGTAAGGTCATTCGTCCAGAGGCTCTCTGCCTCGGCATTGTAGATTACAGCTAAGGGGAGGACATAACTTATGGCTACTTTTGATCGTACTATTACCGGAGGTGGGACCGTTGGTCATCCTTCGCGTATGCCTACTCCTTATGTAATCACTTCGCAGGTCTTCGACACTGCCGATGGCGGTGCGGGTGGAGATGTCGTCCAGTTGGTTGACGTTCCTGCAGATAGCATGATTGTTGCCGGTGCGCTTGAAGTTCTTGAAGCGCGTGGTAATAGTCAGATTACTATGGATATTGGCATTACTGGTGGTGATGTAGACTGTTTTGTTGACGGTTCTGCATGTGCCGCTGGCTTTACACCGTTCCTTGAAGCCGCTGTTGGGGCTTCCGGGGCTAACGCTCGTATCCTAACAAGTGCTGACACGATTGACGCCCTCATCCTTGATGGTGGTTCGTCTGGTGAAAGTGCGCTTCGTTTCCGCGTTCACGTTTGCTTGGTTGACATTTCGCGCAACCCGCTTACGGAAGCGGCTACGGTTTCGTCGGGTACGTAAATGTACTAAAGGTTTCTGTGGGGTTCCTTTTAAAAACCCCACCCTTCTTGCTATGATATTGAATTGATGGAGGTCATATGTTTATCAAGCTACTTACTAAAGACGAAGTAAATTTTTGTTTAGACAAAATAGATAGTAACACGTACAAAAGCGGAAAAGAGACTGCCGCTGACTTAGAAAGCATAAAAAGCAATCAAGAGTCTAACAGCGTTCCAGACGAAGTTAGAAAGCTCATTACAGACAGGCTTTACGATACTCACTATATAGATAGCGTGTATTGCCCTACTAGAGTATCAGTAAACTTTTATAACAAATATTTTAAAGACGACTACTACGATTTACACGTAGATTCTTTTAAGGCTAACCCTAAATCAAAAAATGTATTCTTTGACTATGGGTGGAGCATAAATTTATCAGACGATTACGAAGGTGGAGAATTTATTTTAGATACTTCAGTAGGCAGGATAGGTAAAAAGTTAGGTGCAGGTGAAGCTGTAATATTTCCTATCATATACCCTCATGGAGTAGAGAGGGTCACTGAAGGTTTTAGACAGAACATAATTGGATGGATGTCCTCTAATGTATCTTACGAACAGTCTTTTATTTTGCAAAATATGTATGAGGTAAATGCTTATCTCATGGAAACTCAAAAGAGCATGTTTACAAAATCAACGCTTGTTCAGATGTATTTAAAGAAAGCTTGGGGTATGTGATATGAAGCGGATTTCGGCGGCGTTGCTTTTTTTTGCAATGTTTTTTATAGCGGTAAAACCAAGCCAATCGCAAGAGGCTTCTACCCTTTGTTTTCCTACAGGTACTCTTAAAGCTCAAGCTGAAAGTTTTGGGGAGTATCCTGCATTTTCTTTTAGAGATTTTCAATACAGCATAACTTTTACAATGTATATAAACCCTGAAACTAGAAACTACACGTTAACGGGTGTAGCTGACATTAACCCTGATATTGAATGCGTGTCCTCTATGGGGACTAATTTTGCACCAGTTATAAAAAAAATTAAGGGGATAGACTCTTGACAAACGCACTAGCCCGTCCAGTTCGACTAAGAAATGCAGGGGTTGCTCTTAGCAGCACCAATCAAACAACAGTCTATACCGTTCCTGCTGGTCACGATGCTGTTTTAAAGAACATAATTATCTGTGAGACTTCAGGCAATGCTACACCTGTGACCTTAGAGCTTACAGATGCCAGTGCTAGCGCAACGTATAAGATACTTGGTAGTAAAAGTGTAGCAGCAAATGATTTTGTATTGCTTGCATTAGAATTAAATTTAAACGAAGGCGATATCATAAAGTTAACTGCAGGGACTGCTGATAGGATACAGGCAGTGTTAACTATAGATGAACTCTTCTTAGCTAACAGTTAGGCAAACAATGAATTATGTAGAATTAATCAATTCCGTTCTGTTCGATATAAACGAAACGACTATTGCAGAAACTGCTGTAGGTTTGTCTGGTACAAGAGGCGTACAGACTACAGTTAAGGTAGGCGTTAATAAAGCCATACGCGATGTAGACGCTGAGTACATTCAGTGGCCTTGGCATTTTCACAATGCGAGGTACACTCTGTTTGGCGGCACAGGCCAGTACAAATATCCTGTAAAGGTAGTAGTTTCTAGTGTTAGCGGAGCCTACACCCTAAACGAGATTGTTACAGGGGGAACGTCCTCTGCAAAGGGTATTTTACGCAGAGTACCTCCGCATGGTGGTCATTCAGATGAGCAGTACATGCTTATAGAACCTATTGAAGGAGAGTTTCAGGCAGCAGAAACTATAACAGGTGCCTCCTCCACCCGCACGGCTACTTCTGGAGTTGTTACTTTCTGCACTGATGTAGACTATGACGGTTTTTTTCTACGCCCACAGAACCTCATTAAAGAGGGAGAGTTTGACAAGACAATTACTCTTGGCTCTTATTGGTCTAGCCGTAGTTCTGACCCTGCAGGTACTAGCACAGGAGGCACTCCAGCGGTTAGTAATGACATTAGCGGCAATGGTGGATACGCAGCGGGTGTTCTTCGGCTAAACGCTGGTTGCGTTGATCAGGCCATACCTACAGTAGAAAATAGATCATATAGAATTACTGCAAGAATATCTTCGGGCAGTTCTTCAGCTACCTCTGAAACTCTTAAT